TTCCCACATTCATTAGGATTACTTTACGCTACAATTACCGCATTTTTAGGATTCAAACCAAATAGTGGTGAATATAAAGTAATGGGATTAGCAGCATATGGTAGTGATAAAGACAAGTATAGAGAACAATTTGAGAAATTAGCTAAATTAAAGGGTAACTCATTAGAATTAAATTTAAAATATTTTTCATTCCATTATTCCGAAAAGAAAATGTTTACTTTTAAAATGAGTGAATTGTTTGGTATTACTCCAAGAGTTCCAGAAAGTGAATTAGAACAAGTACATAAGGATATTGCATTTTCATTACAGGCTCATTACGAAAGATTATTTTTTACAATGTTAAATAATTTTCACAAACACTATCCAATGGATAATTTATGTTTGAGTGGGGGGTGTGCTTATAACGGATTAGCTAATGGGAAAATAACTCTAAATACTCCATATAAGAATGTGTATGTACCACCTGCTCCATCCGATGCAGGTTCTGCAATTGGTGCAGCGTTGTGGATTTGGATGAAAAATTCAACAAATAAAAAAATTGAAAATATTACACCATTTTTAGGACCATCTTACACTTCCGTAGATTTTATACACACTATAAACAAATTAGTTCCTATTGATAAAGTAAAAAGATTTGATAATTATCATCCATTAACAGAAAAAGTAGCTGACTTAATTAATGAAGGAGCGATTATTGGTTGGTTTCAGGATGGTAGTGAATTTGGACAAAGAGCATTGGGACACCGTTCTATATTAGCTAATCCAACTATACCTGATATTAAACCAAAAGTTAATAGAGTAATCAAAAAGAGAGAAGGATTTAGACCATTTGCGCCTATGGTTTCATTTGAAGATGCTAATAAATACTTTGATATGTGTGGACAAGAAGTTCCGTATATGAATCAGGTATTTCAAGTGAAAGATGATTTTATAGCAGGGTTACCTTCTATTACACATATAGATGGAACCGCTAGAGTACAAACTGTCCGTTCTACCTTTAATCCACTTATTTATATGTTACTTAAAAAATTTGAAAAGAAAAGTGGTTATCCAATCTTACTTAATACCTCATTTAATCTTAGAGGTCAAACTATGGTATTGGATCCTGAAACTGCCGTTAAAACATTTTATGATTGTGAAATGGATTATTTGGTATTAGGTAACTATTTGATTAGTAAGTAAGTTTTTAATTACACAATATTTATAAAAAAGATTTATGGCAAATGTAGACATGAATTTTCCTTTATTTAAGGGAAAAACATTTAGTGAT